AATTGCAAAAGAAGTTGCCAGAGCAGTTTTACCAGAAGGATTAACTACATCTAGATTATATATGAATGGTACTATAAGAAGTTGGATTCATTTTATTGAATTAAGATCTTCTAACGGTACACAAAAAGAATGTAGTGAAGTTGCTATAGCATGTGCTAAAGCAATATCAAAAATATTTCCAATGGAGGATTTTATTGACTAACAAATATACACAAGATATGACTGGAACTGGTGATCACATTGAAATGGATGATGAAAAAGAACCAGAAAGATATTATGATTGGATGCTTTGGAAATTAAAGCAAGAAGAAAATAAAGGTGATAGTAGTTAACATGTTATGTTTATTTTCCTTTACTTTTAGAGAAAAGTATGGTATAATATACTTATAAAATGAAAAAAGGACTTTAATATGACTCAATCAATCACCAAAATAAACCATACTTTTGACATACCATACGATATTTCTATTTCAGATTTCTTAACTATCTTAAATGAATATCACCTTACTTTAGTCTCATCCATACCAATTGGACCTGCTGGAGGAAATCCAAATATTACTATTTCTGCCACACCAACATGTATTACGGCTTTTAAACACTTCTTATCTAACAAATAAGATTTGTTTAACATGTTAATAACAAACTTTAAAATAAGTGAAATTAACTGTGTACATTTATGTAAAAGTATGGTATAATATACTTATAAAATGAAAAAAGCGGAGAATACCAAAATGTCAAAACCAATCTCAACATCATCACTTAAGGCTTTAATCCTTAAATCTAATAAACCTTCAATTAAAATTCAACTTTTACTAAGAACTCTTCCGGAAACTATTAGAAGAGAAACCTTAAGAGAAGATTACAATATGAAGATTATAAAGGATCTTGCTAATAAGTACACAATGGTTCAAAAACTAGCTGCAGAGATTTTATAATGAAAATTCAAGGTGCAACTACTATCCTTAAGAAAGAAGCAGAATTTCTAGGATTAACAATGAAAGAATTAAAAATAATGGTTCAGCGTAATCCTTACGCTTTTCCTAATAAAGTAATTGAAGCATTTGGTATATATTATGAGAAAGGAATATAATATGGGAATACATATTGGAAAGCACGAAAGATCAACATCATGGATTGGTAGATTTGATCCTAAAGATCCAAGAGATATGGCTGAATATGCAATGGTCAAGCAAATTGTAAAAGCTTGTAATTCACCTAATATGAAATTTAGAGTTGAAAAGAAAGGTAGAAAACCTACCAATGGTTATGTTTACGGAGGCAATCCACGAGGTGGTATGAAGAATGCTACATTATGGGATGTGTATGTTTATAAGCGCACGTACGATTATTATAATCAAAGGAGAATTGGATAATGATTGATAAAATAAATAATGTAAAAGCAGTTCCTCTTGTTAATAAAAATATTACTTATTTAAATAGGTACACATCCGGTGGCCATAATTATTTTTTAACTGAAGAAGGAAAAATTTATAAATTAATGGAGATGTCAGCTACAGGTGACAGACCTAAAGTGAGTATTGATGCTACAAATATCACTATTGCTCAAGCAATGCTAGAGTCTTTTGTTGGCACAAGACAAGACTGGGTCTTATCAGATGCTGCTAAGCCTAAGGACGTAACTATCGCTGAATGGCAGGCAACAGCAAATAGTGTTAAAAAACACATTGGTTCGAATGCGGTTGATGTTGATCATATCAATGGTGATAGTAATGATAATAGATTGTCAAATTTACAATACTTGTATAGATTAGATAACGTAAAAAAAGGTGGAAAAAAATAATGATTATTGTTGATTACAGCGGTATTGCACTGGCTAGTATTATTATTAATAAAACTAATGACGAAGATATGATTCGTCATATGATACTAAATACATTACGAATGTATCATAAAAGATACAAAGATGAATATGGTGAAATGGTTCTTGCCGTAGATGCTGCAAATAACTGGCGTAGATCAGTATTTCCGCAATACAAAGCTAGCCGTAAGAAAAACAGACAAGAGTCTACATTTGATTGGAATGAAGCATTTCGTTTACTTAATCTAGTAAGAGAAGAAATTGCAGAAAACTTTCCATATAAAGTCATTAAAGTCGATACATGCGAAGCAGACGATATTATTGGTACTATTGTTGCTAGTAAATCTACGGTACAATTTAATGTAGAAAAAATTATGATTGTTTCTTCAGACAGAGATTTCTTACAATTGCAAAGATTTCCTAATGTAAAGCAGTTTTCACCTCTTCTTAAGAAAGAACTTAAAGAAGATAATGCTAGATATTATTTACTTAATCATATTATACGTGGCGATAAAGGCGATGGTGTACCAAACATTTTATCGAATGACGATACGTTTGTAGAAGGTTTCAGACAAACACCTATGTCTCAAAAGAAAGTAGATGGTATCATAGAAGATCTAGAGCAAGGTGAATTACTATATGCTGCTTCTTGGTATCGTAACTACTTAAGAAATGAAAGACTCATCGCCCTTAGTGAAACGCCACAAGAGCTAAAAAATGAAATTATAAATACATATGAAAAACAAGATCCTTGGTCAAACAAAAGTAAAGTATTACCCTACTTAATTGCCAAGCGTTGTAATAATTTGATTGAAAGTGTACAGGAGTTTATTTAATGAAACAATATGTTTTTGAAGTTTTAGAAGAAATGGCTAAACAAAGAAGTCGTGATGATAAAGTTCGTGTTTTAAAAGAAAATGAAACATGGGCTTTAAAAGATATTATAAGAGGATCGATGGATACTAAAATCCAATGGAATATGCCAGCTGGTGAGCCTCCATATACTGCAGCAGCAGCACACAACCACCCTACTAATTTAACAAAGCAAAACGCACAGTTCAGATATTTTGTTAAGGGTGGAGCTGGTGATGAAATGGCAAAATATAAAAGAGAACAAATATTCATTGGAATTCTTGAAGGCATTCATCCAGAAGATGCTAAGCTTGTTATTAATATGATTAATAAAAAGAAAATTCCTGGGATTTCTAGACCAGTTGTAGAAGAAGCTTTTCCAAAACTACTAACGGATTAGTAGAATTTCAAATCAATTCAAAAAACAACTGTGTACAAACTGCAAAAAGCATGGTATAATTAATATATTATTTAAGAAGGTGAAAGTATGAATATTTTTGTATTAGACAACGACCCAACAACTGCTGCAACTATGATGTGCGACAAACACATACCTAAAATGATTATTGAAGCAGCACAAATGCTATGTACATCTCACAGGTTACTTGACGGTACACCTGAAAGACGTAGGTCGAAGTCTGGCAAAACTATGCAACAGTATTATACATTTGGTGATGATCGTGATGATGTATACTATGCTGCAGTACACAAGTATCATCCATGTACAGTGTGGACTATGGAAAGTTTACAAAACTACAACTGGCATTATACACACTTTGTAGGTCTAGCCACCGAGTTTGAATTTCGTAGAAATAAAAAACATGCAACTTTCGAAAAGCTTGGTAAAGTTCTTGTCAAACCCCCTATAAATATACCAGATGTTGGTCTTACAGAATTTGCACAAGCAATGTCTCAATACCCAGATTGTATCGTAAAAGGTAATGCTGTTCAAGCATACAGAAATTACTATCATACAGCAAAACCGTTTGCTAAATGGGATTGGGGAAGATCAGCTCCTGAATGGTGGAAAGGATATCAAGGTGCCTAAGTATACAGTAAAGCCTCTAGAAGAGGGTGACGAATACGAAATAGATATTAAGTCAGATGAATTGCAGGCTTATCTTAAAAAACACAATTGTATTAAAGTTCTTACGTTTCCAAATATTGTTTCTGGTCAAGGAAGCTTATTGTCAAAGACTGACAATGGCTGGAAAGATAATCTCGCTAGAATTAAAGCAAATTCTGGTAGAGGTAACACAATAAAAACATAGGAATAATCAATGAATACATTTTTTATAGTAGTAACATTTGTAATGGCATCGGCTACTCAGCTTGATAGACCATTATTTGTATTTGCTAAACCTAATTTTGATGAGTATATGAAATGTTGGAATTACGTACAAGCAAATAACATGAATATATATAGAACTGCAGCTAATGAATATAACTTTAAACATAAGCCTGAAGCTATATTTTGTATTAACCAAGAAGCAATAAAGGAAATATTTAATTATAATGCACCAACAATTGAAAAGAAAAATATTTAGCCATGACACAATTGATATTGGTTATCAAGACCTGGATGCTACAACTACAAAATCAGGCAGAACTTATAATACTCCTGATGGTAAGTCTTATCCTAGTATCACAACAGTTCTAAGCATACTTAGTGAAGATGCTATAAGAGCTTGGCGCGAACGTGTAGGTGCAGAACAAGCAGATATGATTAGTGGCAAAGCATCTAGGCGTGGCACAAAGGTTCATAGCATATTAGAAAAGTATTTAAATAATGAAGATACTACAAAAGAATTACCGCACATCAGACAAAGTCTCGCAAATCTCAAACCTATACTTGATGAGAGTATTGGAACGATATTCGGTCTCGAGGTGCCTTTATTTAGTCATCATTTACAATTAGCTGGAAGATGTGATTGCATCGCACAGTTTAATGGAGTACCCTCAATAATTGATTTTAAAACTTCTAAATATATTAAGAAGAAAGAAAGAATCACAAACTATTTCGCGCAAGGTGCAGCATATGCCATCATGTACGAAGAAAGAACGGGAATGAAAATACCCAATATAGTAATTATAATGGATGTTGATCATGAAAAACCGTGTGTGTTCGTAGAACATAGAGATAACTGGACTAAACTATTAGAGGATACGATTGATGAATATAGAAAACGAAAAATGTTTGGACACTAATATGCCAATAGGATTAACATACGTTGTTCAATTAAGATATGAGTTTGAAGAACTCACTAAAGGCTATAATATGAAAGTATCTGGTTCGGATATAAATACAATAGAATGGTTTATTGAAAATGGCCACAGGTCAAATTCACTTCGTAATGGATTTAATGATGCATTAACAATAGCGAAGGTAATAAAGGAGTTCTACGATGGCCGAAGAAGAAATGAAACAACAGGGTTTTCATCCAGCTGATACTAATGGTGATGGCATTGTAACTGACGAAGAGCAGGCAATGTATTTGGAGTTTAAGAGAAAAGAAATGGAAGACGCAGACGCACAAAGAGATGCTATTAGAAAAATGGCATGGTTTGCTTTATTTGGATTATTATTATACCCATTTGGTATTTTCATAACTTCTGCATTTGGATTATCTGAAGCAGCAGGATTAATTGCTGATATTGCTCCAACATATTTTGCATCAATTGCTGTTTTAGTTTCAGCATTCTTTGGCGCTGATGCACTAAAAGGTAAAGCAAGTAAACCAGTAAAAAAATAAAATAAGGATTTTGTTATGAGAAGATTGATCTACCAAGTTTATACTGGAAAACCATCGAAGCTGTATGATCACTGTACAGCTTCGGTTAAAGCATACGCTGAAAAAAATAATGTAGAATACATTATTCAAACTCAACCTATAATGAAAATTAAACCTGACGTATTTGCCACAAATCGTAGTAAAGAGTCATACGAAAAATATGGAGGGTTTTTACCGATATATGAAAAAGAAAACGCATTTGATTACTTTAGTAGTTACGACCAAATTTGCATTATTGATGCTGATATCTGGGTGCGCAATGACTCACCAAACATCTTCGATCAATTGGACTCTTTTGGTGGAACCGCCGAATTTGCTGGAGTTGTGGAAAGAATGGCGCCAATCCTCCCATGGTATAAACAAAAACTAGCAGGATATACTAGAATGCAGTATTCTCAACTTAGTGATGTTGACTGGGAATGGAATAGCGATGGTGCATTATTTTATAATATGGGTCTTATGCTTATGGATAAAAGTATATTAAAATACCTTAAAGGCCAAACTGGAAAAGAATTTATACAAAGATCTGAATTTAAAAACTTCATTGATGGCCTAGGCGCATGGAAATGGAGCACAGATCAAACCCTATTAAACTATTGGGTTAAAAAAGAGAAAATGGTCCAGACATATCTTAATTGGAAATGGAATGCATTATATACAGCAATTCCAATTGAAAAAGTTAAAGAAGCTTATTTTGTACATTTCTTTCTTAAAGACAAATTACCAAACGGTGGTGAAAACGTGGATGAATTAATGGAGATTGTTCAATGAAAATTCAAATTGATATAAGTATGGGTGAATATATAGATAGGTATTCTATATTAATAATAAAACAAGACGAAGGTCTTGACGTTGCAACAGAATTAAAACAATACAAAAGTCTTGATTTAACTCATCCAGGATTTGATTTTTATTTAGGTATTATGCTAGCAATTAATCAACAGTTATGGTATTTAGAAGATATTAAAAGAAAAGATGTAGAAAGATTTAGTAAAGAAGAATCTAATACTGCATTTCTTATTACTCAAATAAATGATTTAAGACATGAAACTAAAAAACGTATTGATATATATTTTGGTAGCGAAATAACAGAGAAGAAAAGCCATTGAAACATATAGCTTTAAGGTCTAAAAGTGTAAGAAGCGGTGATAGACCATATACTACTCCAGGTTTAGGCGATAGATGCCATAGTTTATTAATGGCATATCAATATGCAAAAGCGCATAATACAGCTGTAACGATTCATATTACAGATGACAAATGGAGTGTTGCTGGCGGTGTACCTTCTGCTAAAAAGAAAAAATCATGGATAGAACTTATGAGTCTATTTCCTGCTGAGATAATTTATTTAGAACCACATCCAGTTGAAAATTTAACAGAAGTTGAGTGGATTAAATATTTAAAGAAAAAAGGTATCGACGCATACATTTATCATTATGAAGATACAATTCATATGCATCCTAATGAAACACGTGTTGGTATCGAAATGTCTCAATATTTAAAAACTTTGCCTGAATTAACTCCATCTGTAAGTAATGGTTGGTTACCAGATGAATTTATTACTGTACAGTGGGATTCAACTGATTCGCGTAGAACTTTACCAGAAAACATAAGAAATAAAATACATGATAAATATAAATGTGCAGTGTTATACGTAGGTGGTGAAGGTAAAGGTTTATTAAAAGATTCAATACCGCACATAGGTTTAGCAATGAAAAATGCAAAAGCACATGTTGGCAGCGATTCCGGTATGATGCATATTGCACAGTTATATAAAAAATATGAAGATATACACATATACGATACAGCTGGTTCTTATAAATCGCATCATCTGGTAAGAGCGATTAATAACGGAACAAAATATACGAAAGTTTAATATTATGATGGCAACACACACAAATAAAGACTCTCACCATTTAATGCACGTAATAAAACCTAACACTGTTGGTGCAGAAATTGGTGTTTGGTTTGGTAATACATCAACACAATTTTTAAAAAGACGTTTAAAAAAACTATACATGGTTGATTCATATTCTGTTGAACCATATAAAGAAAACTCAGAAATGACGTATCAAGAATATCTTGCAAAATATCAACCGATTACTGGAGAGTTTGCAGAAGCAGGTTTTCAAAAATACTATGATAGAGTTTATACAGAAATTAATTCAAGATTTAGAACACACAAAGAAGTCGAAATCTGTCGTATGTTATCTGACGAATGGTTTAAAAAATACAATGACGTTGAATTAGATTGGATCTATATTGATGGTGATCATTCATATGAAGGATGCTTACGCGATTTAGAAAATGCGTTAAAAATAGTAAAACCAGGTGGACTTATATTAGGTGATGATTATGGTTGGCCAGCTTTGAAACCAGGCGTAAACAAATGGGCTAAAGCTGGTGTGACAAAAGCAGTTAACGAATTCATAAATACCAATAACTTAACCAAGCATATGTTTAGACATGGCGTAACACAGTTCGAGATAAGAGTATGAAAAGATACACAGTTACTTATGAAGTAGATGGTCCAGACATTCCAAAAATAGCACATGAAATTGCTATTGGACAAAGTATTGGAAATCCAAATATAAGATCTGAAATAGAAAACGCCACAAACGTAAAAGATTATATAGCACAAGTCATAAGCATAAAGAAAAACATTGTTGTTATTGAATTTCCTTTAGGCGCATTTGATTGGCCAAATATCAATCAATTAATGTGTATTATTATGGGTGGTCATACTGATATTTTAGGTGTTGATAGATGCAGAGTAATAGACATAGACATACCAATTAAAACAATTGAACCGCTTTTAGGTATGAGTGGCTGGAAAAAAAGATTAAATGCAGAAAATAGACCATTATTTGGTGCTATCATTAAACCTAAGTCTGGTCTTAATAAAGAACAGCTGTTATCTTTAGTTAAAGACATGATGTATGGTGGAGCAGATTTTATTAAAGAAGATGAGATTATGGCAAATAACTCTTATTTACCTCTGCAAGAAAGAATTGATGCTATTGAACATCTTAAAACAATATCTGGTTGGAAAGGTTTTTACGCTTATTGTATTAACGCTGATCCTTTAGAGTTAGTAGACAACTGTGCAGCAGTAAAAATGGCTACAAGTAGTGAAGGAACTGTTGGCGGTGTACATATTAATTTTTGGTCTGGACTTGGTGCTTACACAACTGCTAGAAAATACTGGATTGCAACTCACTACCAAAGATCTGGTATACGCATTTTAACTGATCCAAGTAACAAGTATTCTTTATCATGGCCAGTTTTAGTAAAGTTAGGCTGCATGGCAGGTATTGATAGTATGCATGTTGGCATGTTGGGTGGATATTATCCAGAAGGTGAAAGCGAAACAGAAACACTTGAAGCAATAAAGATTTGTAATAAGTATAATGTTATTCCATCGTTAAGTTGTGGTATGAATCCAGTTCTTGCAAGAGAAATTAAAGAACGTATAGGTAACAATTGGATGGGATCAGTCGGTGGTTGGTTACACACTGGCGATGGAACAACTGGTAATACATTATACCATAAAGTAAAAGAAATGAGTGAGGCGATGTTATAATGAAAGTCATACTGCCTATGGCTGGAAACGGTCAGAGATTTTTTGATGATGGATATGATTTACCTAAACCACTAATCGATATAAAAGGCAAACCTATGTTTGCACGAGTTATTGAAAACTTATGGTTAGGCGATAACGTTAAGCCGTGGTGTATAGTTAGACAAGACCACGTTAATGAATATGAAATTGATAAACGTATTCTAGAACATTATCCTGATGCTCATATTATAATCATACCGGGTACAACCGAAGGTGCAGCATGTACTGTAAGGCTAGCTACAAATGTATTAGGTGGTGAACCTATGATAGTTGCAAATTGTGATCAATTGATGCGATGGGATCCTAAAGAGTTTTATGAAAAGATAGAAAGTAATTTATATCCAGGTGGTCTAATACCAGTGTTTACGCCAAATCATAATGAACCAAAACATAGTTACTGTGAGGTTGATAAATACGATAATTTATTACAACTTAGAGAAAAAGAAATTATAAGCGATATTGCAACAGTTGGCGTTTATTATTTTGGTGATGAGTGTAATTGGATTAAAGCACATGAAAAACAAATGGCTGCAAATGATAGAACAAATAATGAATTTTATTTAGCACCTACATATAACTATTTAGAAGAAAATGTTGGAATACATCGTATAGATGAAATGATAGGAATGGGAACACCAGAAGAATTAAATGATTTAAAAAATAGTGAATATTGGGATAAACTTGAGGACTTATAATGAAAATTGCAATTTGCATATCTGGCCTTGCCAGAGGTAACATAAAAAGAAACATCGGTTACTTAAAAAAAGCATTCCCCGATGTGCCTATGTTTTTTTCTTCATGGGAAGAGCACAAAAATGATGAATCAGAAAGGTATAATTCTACTTATTATCCTGAACCAACTATGCATTATAATCCGTGGTGTGAATGTGTAAAAGATAATCCTCATCCAAAATATCATGTTTACAAAAAACAGTTTTTAGAAAAAACTGGTGAGTCTCATAAAAAAAAGTTATTGAATGCGACTAAACAACTCATTGCACATGCGTATCAAGTTGCCGATTTACCGCAAGAATATGATATGATTATAAGAGCAAGATGGGATACAGTAGTTTCTGAAAAAGTAAATTTTAGCAAGTACTTAGAACAATCTTATAATGAAAATATGGCAATTGGTTTTGCTATACGAGGAGGCAGATGGACTGATCTTAATAGGTTTAAAGATATTGATCATGTGTTTATAAATGAAGATACTGATATTATGTGGAGTCGAGATTGGAGTTATTGGTTAAATGATTTTTTAATATTTCATCCACGTAACTTGTATGATACCGAATTAGTACACAAACTGCATAAAGAAAAAAAGTTATGGCCTGCTGAATATGGTTGGTATCAAATGTTAAGTACTTTAGATAATCATCATTGTGTTTATGGTGGCGTAGTAATAGAAAAATTTTGGCGCAACAGAAGATAAAATGCTTGATACATTAATGCAAAGATATAAATCTAATAGGCAAAAATATTCTTTATTTTATGAAAAAGAATTATTTCAATATAGACATAAGCCTTTAAATATTTTACAAGTTGGCGTAGAAAATAGTATAGTGGTTTGGCATAAATTTTTAGAAAGATCTAACATTTATTGTATTGACGAATTTGATAAAAGACAACCAAATAAATATAATTATCTAGGAGAAAAAAGAATATTTTGGTCAAGATGCGATACAATAAATCAAAAAAATATTAATGATGTTATGATAAATGTATGGAATAAACCAAGATTTGATATTATAATAGATAATGTTAATAATTTTGCGTACTCTAGAAAAGACTATTTAAGAAGATATTGCATTGGAAAACATTATATCGAAGACGAAACAGAAGTAAAGGTAATAAAATGAAAGCTTTTGCAATAGTAGTACCAGATAATAAGATTTCAATGTCTGGTTTTAATGAACTTAAAGAAAGTTATGAAAAGTATGGCCATGAAGATGGCCTTGAAATGCATGAAGCAATTGAACTTAATAAAGTAGAAGGATATTGTGGCGGTAATGGATTAACCTGGAATTATCCATGGGAAGGTCAAGACCTAGATATGAAAAGCGGTATGCTTAAGTCTGCATATCAAACCGCAGATAAAAGAAAACGTATGTCGTGTTTTTTAAGTCATTGGTATTTGTGGCAGAAGTGCAAAAATCTTAATGAGACTATATTAATACTTGAACACGATTCTAGGTTTATAAAAAGATTACCAGCTGATAGTACATTTGATAAAGCACCTTTTGATATTATAGGAATAAACGATCCATCAATGGCAACTCGTAAATCTAAAATATACCATGATAAAATCCAAGAAAAGATTGATTTCTTTCAGCCAGTTCCAAGGATTGACGAATATAATATACCGCAAGGTTTGGCTGGTAACTCAGCATATGTTATAAAGCCAGCAGGCGCACAACTTATGATTGATTTAACACAAGAATACGGTATGTGGCCAAACGATGCATTAATGTGTTATCAATTAGTCCCTAAGCTTGGAGTAACACGTAATTTCTATACAAGAATACAAGGATTGAGGTCAACAACAACACTATGAAAATGTATGTAATAACAATAACAGAAAATGATCGATCAGTTCAAGTTGCTGATAGATGCGTTAAAAGTGGTTTAGTATTTGGTTATAAAATAAACAAGCATAAAGCTTACACTCCAGAAAACTGTGATGTATATGAAGAGTTAAAAAAACTTAAATATCCTTCTGCAGCATTTAATGAAATATATAGTAGACCAGAAAATTGTATAGCAGGGTTTTTAAGTCATCATAGTTTGTGGAAAAAGTGTGTTAGGTCTAAAGAGCCTATAGTTATATTTGAGCATGATGCAGTATTAGTTGGAGACGTTCCACAAATGATGATGTTTGACATTTTAAATCTTGGTAAACCGTCATACGGTAAATTCAATACACCATCATTTATAGGTTATGGCTCACTAGTATCTAAGCCATATTTCCCAGGCGCACATGCATATAGATTAACGCCAAAAGGTGCACAGCAATTGATTGATGAGTGCGTATTTTCTGCAGGTCCAACAGACATATACATACATTCAAGTAAATTTACACTAGGTGAATACTATCCATGGCCAGCAGAAGCCAGAGATAGTTTTACTACAATACAACAAAAACAAGGGTGCTACGCAAAACATAATTATGGCGAAACCTACGAAATTATTTGATCAAGCATTTTTAACTGGATGCGATGAAAGCCATGAGTGGATTCTTCCATGGTTTTTAAAGAACTTAAAAAAACACACTAAAAGTCCAATAGTATTTGCTAACTTCGGTCTTAGTGAATTAGGTCTTAAGATTATACGTGAAAACGTAGATGCAGTAATGGATCTATCAAATGTTAAAGAATCTGGTTGGTTTAAAAAACCGTTATCAATGTATAAATGCCCAGCTAAAAAAACTGTATGGTTAGATACTGATTGCGAGATAAAAGATAATATTGATGGCATATTTGATTTACTAGAACCTAATAAACTATCAATGGTTGAAGATAAACCGTGGACTTTAAGACGCGGGCACCTATGGCACAATTCAGGTGTTGTAGGTTTTATAGATAAACCTATAATATTAAGTAGATGGGTAGAAGCAATTAGAAAAAATAAACAAGAGGTAGGAGATCAAGAAGTACTTGATTCACTATTGACCCCTATTACTAAAATTAATGCAATAAACGATCTGCCTAACGAATATAACGTATTAAGAATACAAGTAGAAAATGATGGTTATACTGGTAAAACAAGAATTATGCATTGGACTGGACCAAAAGGTAAAGCAAAAATTAGGAGTATGTTATGAGTAAAGTCGTACACATTATAGGTAACGGTGATCAATCTAGTTTGTATCAAAAAGAACAAAGAGTTGGAATGAAACTTACTTGTAATATTCCACCTTGGCCAGTACCTGGTGCCTATGGTACAATCATGGTTGACTTTAAAATGATGAGAGCATTGCATGAAGGATCGTTGACTATTCCGGGTGATTGGATTTTAGGTATGAGACCTAAAATTTGGATGGATCAACAATCTACATTTTATGTAAAACATTCACACCAAGTAAAAGAATTCTACACTACACTTCCAAAATATGTAGCAAACTACACAGATTTTAATTGTGGTCATATGGCTGTACATTATGCTGCAAACAAAGTTAAAGCAGATGAAATACATCTATATGGATTTGATTCTCTTTTTGATTTTAATTTAAGAAGTTGTTCTGATTTCTATCTTAATTCTGATAGAGGTAATATGAACAGCCACAGATTAGCCAACAATTGGCGTCCTGTATGGGAAAACATGTTTAAAGAGTTTCCTAATACTAAATTTGTACTTCATCATGTTCATAACGCTATTAAAGTTAACATAACAAACAATGTTAATATTGTAACATACGATTCTAAAGCTAATATGAATTAGTTAACATGTTCACAACAAACTTTGAAAAAAGTGAAAAAAAAGGTGTACAAACCTCTTTTTTTATGGTATAATATATATATTAAAATGAAAAAAGCGGAGAAAATAATATGTCAAAAGTTAAAAGTTTAGTTATGGATTCAATGGAAGAATTTTACAATAACGCTGAGCATATCATTAAAAATGCCAATTCCTTATCTCAGGCCAAAGAACATGTTGAAATCATGAGAAACAGAGAATTTAACTGGTTAGATGAATCTCAAATTTCTGATGAAGTTGAGATGTACTGGTATGCTTAATAATACTGATTATTTAAAAGGTTTATTGTTTGGCGTATTTGGTATGCTAGTATTAACCTATTGTACACCAGTAAACGCTCAAACACATAAACAAGAAGAAACAACCTGCTTAGCAAAAAATATGTATTGGGAAGCACGCAATCAATCTATGGAAGGTATGATTGCCGTAGCGTATGTTACTATGAATAGAGTTCATGACGACAGATTTCCAAATACAGTATGCCAAGTTGTATATCAAGGTCAGCATTCTAAATGGTTTTTAGAAACACATAATAAGTGGCACCCTCTTAGAGATAGATGTCAATTTAGTTGGTATTGTGATGGAAAAGCTGATGATGTACCATCTATAGATCATGTATTGTATGATAGTATAAAAGTTATTGCTTCTAAAATAGTATATGGTTATAATTCTATACTAATGTACGATTTTACTAGAGGTGCAACACACTACCATGCTGATTATGTATCACCAGAATGGGCATCTAGAAAAACACATACAGTTACAATTGGTAAACACATATTTTACAGATGGGAACAATAAATGGATAAATGGTTAGCAATGCATATGAGTTGCTTAGATCACGAAGGTAAAGTAATTCCATACTTTTGGAGGAATAACAAATGAGTATTGATTCTGAATTAATGATAGCTGAGTTTATTGTAGAACATCACGGCCATAAAATAGAACCAGGTAATATACATGAAAATAATCAAACTGTAGTCGACTGGGTTAATAACGCAAAGAAAATAATAAAGGACAAGCATAAATGAGTAATGAATTGGTGAAAAGACCCAAGATATCTTATAAGTTTAATGAAGATATGTATGTTGATGAATTAATGGACGTTATTAACAGTACATATAAAGGACATTATTCTCGAGAACAGTTTCAAGCAACAGAGTTTATAGTTGACGGCGGTCATGGCGCAGGATTTTGTATTGGTAATATAATGAAATATGCACAAAGGTATGGCAAAAAAGGTTCAATTGAAGATGCAAGAAAAGATATAATGAAAGTATTACATTATGCAACTATTATGTTACATGTACATGACAGAGATCAATTCGATAATATAGCCGACATAGATAGTAGATTGTCTATGGGCGATTCAGATGAAGAATACAAATACAACACTGATTAGTGTCAAAAACCTGACAGTATATCGTGACATATTATTGTAAGTGTCATTTTTTTGACATGATATAAATAATATGGTAAGGAGCAATTATGCCAAAAATATCTGAAAACACCGGCGTTGAAATGCCAATACGAAATCTACTGTCAATTATTCTGGCAGTGGCTGTAGGTGTATGGGCATATTTTGGTATCATAGAAAGACTGAATAAGTTAGAAACAGAT